GAAAGGAGGGAGGATGTCCGGCCCGACGAAGTACGCGCGATCAGCACCCGCCGGTAGGCTGATAATATTCTTCCCGGCGGTGGTCGTGATCAGTGCCGCCGGGTCCAACTGCGCGCGGATTGCAGCCACGTGCGTGGCGAGCGACCCGATCGCTACACGCAAGCGGTCGCTCGCCATGCGCCAGTCGAGGCTGCCGCTGGCGAGCGTTCCGTCCGCCCCGCGGGCGACGTCAAGCGCCGCGATGAGCGCATTGATGCGCGCAACGAGGAGCCGCAGCGCACCGTCGAGCGCCGTGGCGTTGACCCGGTGCACCCCAGCCTGCCCGGTCGGAGCGACGAGGGGTGCGACGTTCATGTGGGGTCAACCAGCTGGTTGACGATGGACACGACCTCGGCGCGGAAGTCGTCGCTCATGTGACGCGGCTCCAGGCATCCGTCGTCGAGGGTGTTGTCGTCCCGCAGGGTCACGTCCAGCGCGTTGACTATCTCATTGAGCTTGTCCGCGATCTGCTCGAACGCCGCGTCGAGGGCGACGAGGTCCACGAGGTCCGTGGCCTGCTCGCGGGATCCCACGAAGGAGTAGTTGATGACGAGGGGTTCGACGCCGAGGGGCATTAGCTGGCCCTAACGACGTACGTCACGCCCGCGTACGGCGGGAGGAGCGGGGCGGACAGACCGCCCCCGGCAGGCATGTTCGGCGTGCCGTCCTGGAACACGCCCACGCCGCCGCTGCGCTCGCGGAATGAATTCCCCCGCTTGTTGGTGTGTGCGTGCTCGGCCAGCTCGGTCACCAGCTGGGTATGCTGCTGCTCACCCCCCATATCTCCGGCAACGCTCGGGGATGTCCAGGTGACGACGGCCGCGGTTGCGGCGACCGAGAACCCGCCGCCGCTGAGGGTCGCGGTAGCCCCCGCTGGCGCCCCGGTTCCCGGGTTCGTGACGATGATCTCGCGGACGGTGGACCCCGCAAGGACGGCGACGGCCGTCGCGCCGACGAGGCTCGGTCCGGAGAGGACAACGCTGGGGGCTGCGGTGTACCCGGCGCCGCGCAGCGTCATCGAAACGCCCCACGCCTGGGCGGCGACTGTGGTAGGCGCGAGGTATACGTCGTAGGTGAACCCTGCGCCGCCTGGGATGCTGGTGACGGGGATGCGAATGGAGCAATTGCTTTCCGCCGTGGTCGGATCTGCGCTTGGCTGAACGTTCGCGACTTGCCCGCCCGAGACGATATCGACCGAGTCGACGCCGCCGCCGGCGCCCACCGTGACCGTGACCGTCGCGGCGGTGGAGAATGCAGCTGGAGCGTCTGCGAGGAGCGTCAAGCCGGTGTAGGTGCCCGGGACGTAGTTCGCTCCAGGACTACGGACGTTGATCTTGTGCGTGCGCCCCGTGGCGGAGTCGTTTGGCCCCAGGCCACCAATCAGCACGCGCCCGACAAGATCCGGAAGCTTGAAGTACAGCGCTGCGTTGCTCGGTCGACCCCACAGATACCCAAGCGCGTCAAACAAGGCGGGGTAGGCGACGATGGGGAGCTCAAGGCCATCACACGCAAGCCAGCCCTGCGGGACGCGCAGGGGGTGCCCGGCCCAGGCTTTAATCTCCCCAACCAGCTCGCCGCCCGCGGTGGCCCCGCTGCTCGCCGCGGCGGGGATGATCGTGGGGTCCAGGGTCCCGTCGGCCCGCAGTGCCGGGGGGTTGCCTGGGGTGTCGAGGTCCAGGTCGGTCAGCAGGCGCATGTCGCGCGCGGTCGTCTCGTTTGACACCAGCCGCGGGACGCGGTCGTCCAGGCGTAAGTCCCCCTTGGTGGTCGACACGCCGGTGCGCAGAGGGAGCCGCAGCCGGCCCTTCGTCAGATCGTGGATGAGGCGTGCGAGCATGGGTTACCCGATGACCGTGATGGTGAGCACCTCACCGATGGCCGGAGGGGTCTGGAAGGTGATGGTCACGGCGTTCACGCCGGCGGCCTCGTAGTCCGCGGCCTGCGCGATGAAGTCCACGTCCTGCACGCCGACGAGGACGAAGGAGGCCCCCAGGCCGTGGGTGACGCCGAAGCTCTGTTGCACCGCGTCCCCGGTGACCGTGGTCACATACTTGCCTGCCGCCGCCAGACTGGTCCGCGCGCCTGCGGACGTTGTCGCCCCGGTGCCGCCTCGGGCGACCGGGACCGGGAACACCCCGAAAACGGGCAGGAACACCAGGGAGCCGGCCCCAACGACAGGCTGCTCCGCCGCGGTGCCGCCGGTGAGGACGGCCCACGCGGTCTGGCCGTTGACGGTCCCGGCGCTGACGCACGTCGCCCATCCAGTACCGCTGGGGAGGGCGGCTGGGAGGTCGCTCCGGCGTGTCCACAGCCCCGCGGCGTGTGGGGCCGCGTCGCCAACGCTGCGGACCTCCCACAAGCCGTTCTGGTTGGCAACCGTCTGGTCCTTCAGCAGGACGAAGTCCTGCGAGACGAGCGCCACCCCGTCGATCGTTTGCGCCCCGTACAGGTTCACTACGTTCGCGGTTGAGGCCACCCGAACGGGCAGCCGGTACGTAAGGGACTGCGTCAGGACCGTGCCGGTTAGCGCGCTGTCAAGGTAGGTGCGCAGCTCCGGATGCAGGTTGCGGAGCCGAACAAGGGCGTCGGTCAGCCCGTTGTCTGGGGCGATGCTGCTGCTCAGGGCGGCGATCAGAGCCGCGAGGTTCGCCGCGATGCTCTGCAGCTCCGCCTGCATCGCGACGTCGTTGATCTTCCGCTGCGGCGCTGGATCGCTCGGGAAGTTGAACGTCGGAGAGTAGGGCTGGGTGGACGGCATGGGGGATGATCCTCTACCTTAGCGGTTGCGCAACGTGTAGTCGAAACCGATCGCGTCGAGCTCATGCCCGGTGCGATCGCGACTCGAAACGGCGAGGCCAATGCCCGGCCCCATGACGGCAAGGGGGACCCGCTGCCGCCCTTGGGTGTTCCCCGCAACGCTGGGGGGCCCGGGGGTGGCTTCGGTCAGCGCGTAGGGGTTCATGTACACGGAGACGCTACAGGCGCCGACTTGCGTGACCTCACAGATCGTCAACTTCTTGTTGCGCTGCGGGCTCCCCAGGTCCGAGTAGACCCAGCGGGCGAAGCTTTCGAAGGGCGCGGCGTCAGCGTCGCTGTCGTCGATGAAATCGAGGTCGGCGGTTGCGACCCGGTAGACAGCTCGGTCGGACCGGATGTGCAGGTCCCCAAGGTGGATGAACAGGCCGTCCACGCGACTGATCGCCGCAAATTGCCAGAGCGCCCAGGCCAGGACTTTCGTGTCGTCGTGCTTGAACAGCGTAAAGAACGTCAGGGGTCCGGTGGAGGTGCTTGCGCAGGTGATGAAGGCACGCAGCTGCGGCCACCAGATGGCGCGCGTGAGGTCTGGAACCGGCAAGCCCCGCAAAAGGTCTCCGACGCCGATGAATGCAATATACCCTTTCAAGTCCCCACTCGGGCTGAACAGGCGGACGCCGTTGGCGGTAGGGATCGCGCTGTACCCGTCAATGAGCGTCGGCTGCGGGGCGGTATGAATGCCGCTTGCCTGCCCGTCCTTGGACAGGAGGCGCATGTCCGTGAGTGCGCGGGGGCCAACGGCCCACAATTGCAGGCTGGCGGAGAACTGGACGAGTAGTCGGTCTTGCAGCGTGGCGATGCTGCGGGGGGCCTCCCCTGAGCTGTCGTAGGTGGCGGTCCCCAGGTACCCCGCGTCGTCGACGCCGGAGAGGAGGAAGGTAGCTTCCGCCTCGCGCTCGGCGTACCATGCGCTCCCCGTGTCGCCAATCTCGTAGGCGTATCGGTACCGCGGGTCCCGCAGGGCAATGCCCGTGTAGGCGCTGGTGAATGGCGCATCGACTTCCACGATGAGGTCCCCCAGGATGGTGCGGACCACCCGGCGCTCCCCATTCACTTCGATCTGCCGCCCGACTTCCAGCTCCTCGCGAAACACCGACCCGACGCCGACGACGCGGGTCCCGTTGACGGTGATCGTCACGGTCCCGGTCAGCCGGTACAGGAAGTTATCCCCCGTGCCGTCCGCCTCAACGTTGGCGAGGATGCGCGACCAGTACCGCTCCTGCCCGTTGAAGGGCATGGATCCTACGACCCCCTCCGCCATGGTCGGGATGGGGATGGGCGACCCAGGGACGCCCACCGCGATGTAGTAGTCCGCGCTTGGAGTGGGGAGGACGGGCGTCTGGTAGGACGGCACAAGGTGCCCGTCGCCGTCATGGTTCAAGACGCCGCCGACAACCGTCCGATCTGGGGTAACGTAGAGCCCGCTGGCGAGGATGACTGGGGGCTTGGCGCAGGCTCGGAAGCGGTACACCCGCCCGTCGCCGGGGAATCGCACGGTCAGCTTGGCGACTGTGGGGGCGAGGGGTTTATAGGGGTCCGCAACCGCCTCGATCCGGTAGTCCCCGTAGGCGGTGATGATGTTCTGCTCGCGCAGCTGGAACCACGTTCCGTCTGGGAGGCACACCTCGCAGACGTACGCGGCATAGCGGGCGTCGATAGTTAGGTCGCGGTAGGGGACGTCGAGCGTGATCGTCAAGTCCCCCGGATGGTTGGTGCTGATCCAGTACCACCAGCGCCCCTCCGTGAGGAACTCCTCCGGTGTGCGCGTGTTCCAGACGCGGGGGCTGCCAACCCCACTGAACGCCACGTTGCCGTCTGGCCGCGAGATGTATATGCGGTCACTGCTGATCGCCATGCGGGGGGAGAATGCGGCGTAGGCGCCGACCACCCCCTTGCCCATCGCATGTAGGGGGAGTGAGGGGCTCCAGGATGCGGGGCAGGCGGGGTCGGTCACGAAGGTCGGGCGCTTGTCGTCCCACACGTGCAGGAAAACACGCTCCGCGGCGGTGCTGTCGAAGCTGTGGGCGATGAGGGCGACAAGGCGTTCGTTGAACGCCTGGAGGTCCAGCAACCGCCAGCCCACCCCCGCGTTCGGCGGGGCGTCGAAGAACGCCGTGCGTGTGGGAACGCCCCCCAGCGTAGAAGCCACGACGGCCCCGGCCGGCGCGACGGAGACGATCTGCCCGTTCAGGTAGAAGCCGCCTTGCGTCACCGAGGCCAGCTGCCCGACGAGCTGCCGAAGCGGGGGGCGGCGCGTCAGCTTGCGGCCGGCCGTGATGACGTAATTCCGCAGCTCGTGGAACTTGTTAGCTGCGCGGGATACAACGCCTACGCGGCGATCGATGCCGCCACCGAAGTCGTCCATGGTCACCGTCGTGGTGTCGGATCGACCGCTCATGCAGCGCCACTATTGTAGGCGGGCATCGTTACCCCGCGGTCCCAATTTGGCGGGCTGCTGGCGTCGAACCCCTCGTCCTCCCCCAGGTCCGCGTCGGTCGACATGGCAAATGAGGTGCCTTGCGACTGCCACGCCATGAGCGCGTTCCGCCGGTCGACGTACAGGCTCGCGTAATAGGCGGCCATGCGCTCATCGTTCATCTGCGTGGCGATGAGCGATGTCGCCATGTACACGATGAGCTGGCCGTCCACAATGCTTACGCTATTCGGCGTGGGCATCTGCACGGGGCGCACGTAGTCGAATCGGATCTTGTAGGGCTTGTCGCTGAACGGCCAGAGTTTCACCTGCTCTCGCTGCTCGTAGAACTGCGGGCGGCCTTGAACGCCCTGGAACACGGCGCCCCCTGCGGCCTGCTGCTGGTCTACGTCGGCGTGGACCGGGATAACGCGGGGGGCGAGCGGGAAGGATCGCTCGCTTTCGATCTCGTAGACCGACACGGCGCGGATAGCCCCCGGGCCGCAAGCCTCGGGGTAGTTGAGTGTGTCTTGCTCGGCCTGCAGCGGTACCGTGACGCGCCCCTGGGCGTTCACCCAGCCGCATTCCTGCTGCACCTTGAGGGCCGCTTGGTTTATGGCGATGATGTGCTGCTCCGCGACCTGGGACCCAAGGTCCGAGGAGGTCTGGATGCCCAGGCTACCGCGGACTTGCCGCAGTATCTCGTCGCGACTGATGTGCAGCTCCACAAGCCCCCCTTCCCTTGACGGGTTGGGGGGATTGTGTCACGCCCCTTCAGCCCTTCAAGGCGCGGCGCACGGCGTCCAGCTTGGTCTTGGACAGGGGCCCCGCAGCGTCCAAGAGCACGGTATCCGACAGCTCCCCGCCGGCAGCAACCTCGACGACCGCGGCCACACCCAGGGCTTGCTGCTGCGTCAGCCCCGCTTTGACGGTGAGCCGGGTGATGAGCGCCTCGGCGGCGTCCACGACCAGCTCCTCGGCGGCAAGCAGGCGGTACGTCTCCGCGGGGGAGGGCGCCGGGCTGGGTGCGGCGGCCGCCGCCGCAAGGGGTGCTGTGGGGAGGAGCACCTCGGGCAGCTCAATGGTGCCGGCGCCATCGCGGCCCGGGTCCGCTATGCCGGCGACATCCTCAAGCTCCCGTGCCGTAATGGCCTCGAATGCCTGAGCCAGTGCATGGGCGGGGTCCTTGGACGGGTGCGGGACGCGCTTGGCTGCGCTATCCACGAGGGCGCTCCAGGCGCTCAGCTGCCGCTGCATGATGCTGTGCAGCCGCTTCAACTGCTCCGCGGGCTCCGTGCCCAAGAAGATCGCCGGGACCACGGTGGCGCCGTTGGCGCGCGGGACGATGTAGTTCTCCAGCAGGCGCGTCAGTTCGCGCTGCAGCTGCTCCTGGGTGAGCGGGACGATGCGCTGGAGGTACGGCACCCATTCAGGGGCGAGCACGACGCTGCCGCTGCCGAGCTCCTCATAGAACCGGCGGAGCATAACGGTGTCGTGCAGGCAGATGTCTCCGGAAAACTCCCGGTCTCCGACCTTGAGTGTGGCACGCACGCGCACGGCGTAGGCGACGATGCGCCCCGTATCTGGGCTGCCGATGTCCGGCCCACTTGAGTACGCGGCTTTCATGTTCGTCGGGAGGCTGGTGGCCTCCAGCAGCTTGCTCGGGGGGAGGTACGCGCCGACGCGCTCCTCTGCTGCCAGGGGCGGAAGTTCTGGGGTCATGGGGTTACACTCGGGAGGGCCGGGCTTGGCACCGCCATGTGCAGACCCGTTGCCGAGGCCCTTGAGCTACTCGGGGGGATGTCTGCGGGGGTCGCCCTGCGCCACTCAACACGGAACCCCACCGCCTTGTGCGCGGTGGGGCTCGGGTAGGCCATTGACCGTTTAAATGTGCTTAGGCGACGAACATCACCCCCTGGCTGCGGGGCATGTCGCACCACACGGTCCACTCGCCGTGGATCGAAGTCCGCATGAGCCGCTGGTTGTACGGCATCTGGTGCGGGACGGTCATCTCACTGATCACGGGCTGGATGCCGAAGTGGGTGAAGTTCCAGAAGTCGATGCGCTTGTGCCAGTTCTCGGCCGGGTTTTCCTCGCGGAGCAGGGCGTACACCGGGTCGTTGACGAAGAGGACGTCCTGGTAGGAGAAGCTGTTCTGGGGGAGCGAGACGTTGTACTTCTCGCCCTTCTTCATCGCCACCGTCTGCGCGCGAGCGTAGTCAATCTTGCCCGCGCCGCTGCCCGTCATGCCGCCGGCACCGGCCGAGCTGCACAGCAGGTTGACCAGCAGGTCGTACACGTCGTCGCCGCACGAGATGTAGTCGCACTTGCTACCGCCGGCGAAGCGGTCCATGTTACGGATCATCTTGAACACTTCCAACATGATGGTGTCGACCGTGACGCCAGTGGTCAGGTAGTGCTGGAACAGCTTGTTGGCGCGCGACCGCTTGCCGATGACGCCGGAGGTGTTCGCGGTGCCGATCAAGCCATCGCGACCGGTGAAGCATCGGGGCTGGTCAACGTTGGACGACATGAACCGCTTGCGCAGGTCGTTCATCCAGTCGTACTCGACGTCGTCCATCGTCTGCTCGATGATGTTGACCGTCTTCTCAAGGATGCTGCGGTCACTGCCGCCTTCGCGGATGCCCTTGTTGTAGTCGATACGGATGCCGTTGCGCTCGATGGTGTCGTACACCAGCTCGTAGCCGTAGTGGCCCTTGCCCACGTCGAACACCATGTCGGACAGGGTCTGCTTGTTGGCGAAGGTCAGGATGTCAGTCCCCTGCCACCACTGCATACGCTGGCCGCGGGTTCCCTTGACGAAGAACCGGAAGCCGCCTTGGACCGGCGGGCCCATCGCCTTGGCGCGGCCAAGGGCGTACTTGAGGGTGCCGCTCTCGACGCGGTCGAGGGCGGTCACGTCACCGCGGTTGGCGATGCGGCGGCTGAGGGTGGCCTGGGCGAGGAAGTCGATCTCTTCCTGGGTGAGGGAGGTGTTGTCGATAGGCATGGGAGGATCCAGTCTAGCCGTTGGCTAGGAGGTTGATCGCATCATCCACGGCGCTTGCGCTGCCGGGACCTTGCGTTGCCCCGGGGCCGTTGCGGGTCGCTGTAAGCGTCCGCTGGGTGGTGGCAGCCGGTGGCGGTTGAGACGGGCGGGCAGGAACAGGCTTCGCCGTCGTCGCCGTGTGTGCGGCCTTGAGAATCTCGTACCGGGTCGCCGCATCCAATGCGTCGAACACCTGCGGCACTTCCGCGACTGTAACGCCGGGGAAGCGCCGAACGACCTCCTGCTTGGTCGCCGGATGGCGCAGCAGGACACGCATCTGCTCCGTCGGATTTTGCACGCCAGAGGCGGACATTTCGGACAGGAGCTTGCGCCCGTAGAGCTGGTCCATGTCCACGCCAGACTGCCGGGCCGGCTGGGCCGGGGGCTGCTGGACTTGGACGGGCGGTGCTGTGGGCTGCGCGGTGGCAGGGGGTGCCTGCTTACCGCTCGCCTCCAGTGCCGCCAGGATGCGCACACGCTCTTCCGGTATGCCGTACACGTCGACCAGATCCTGCATGTCGCCAGGGAGCTGCCCGGTGAACGGGGCGAGCTGTGGCGCTGGTGCGGGGGTAGACGTCGAGGCGATGCCGAGTTTCGTGCGGAGGGTGTCGATGTTCGAGGCGAGTGCCGTAAACGTTTCAACGTCTTGAGGGGCCGGCGAGCGGCCCTGGTTCATGGCGATGAGCGCCCGGTTCACGGCCGCCTGCGCCTTGACGACGCCTGCGAAGTGTTCCGGTGGCACGAACCCGATGTCCTGCTTCAGATCGAAGTCCTCAAGTATCTGGTTGTAGCCTCGGCCTGACTCGATGTCGGGCTTGGCGTCCGCCAGTTCCTGTCGGTGTGTTCGCGCTGCGCTTAGGACTTTTTCGAACCGATCCTTGGTGTGCTGCCGCCAGGCAGCTTTCTCTTCAGGGGGTGCGTCGAGGTCGTCAGTAGGAGTTTTCAAGGCCTCATCGGTCGCTTGGGTCGCTGGGGGCTTGGCGCCATCCAGGGGCTTGGGTGCGGCCTTGGCCGGCGTGCCTGCCGGCTGCTTGGCTGCTTCGGGGTTCGGCTTCTTGGCGAGCCGGTCGATAGCAGCCTTGATGGGGTCGGGCGGTGACGGCTCCGCGTCGGTCTTGGGGGCGAATCGTCCGCTGTCGTCGCGGCTGGGTTCGTCCCGTGGAGGCGGCGCGTCTCCCGGCGGTGGGGGAGGGTCCGAACTCGCGAGCCTGTCGACAGCAGCACCCGATGCGTCGGGCTGCGATGGTTGCGTGTCGACCGGACGCTCATCCGGCTGCGAGGAGGGCGAGTCCTCGCGGGTTTCCTGCCCAGTCAACGCTTGTGGCACGGGTAGACCATACGGACCCACCTGGAATTGGTCAAGAGCCTACCCGATAGCCGGGTCTGGCGCTCCGGCGACGGCGTTCTGCGCCTGCTGAGCTGGGTCGACCTCGTTCCCGTGCTCCCCCTGCGCGGCTGGAGGGCCCCCAGAGGGCGCTTGCTGCCCCGGGGGGCCGCCCGGCTTACCGCCGCCGTCGCCAGGGCCTGTCGCCGCGGAGATCGCCTGCGCGGCCAGCTGCTGCGCGATCTGCAGGGGGCTGATGGCCGGGAAGGCCTCGTCGACCACCTGCGCGCCACCGACGAGGTCCGCATGGTGCAGCACGATAGCGCGCATGTTGAACGGCTGGCCCATCCCCTGCGCCGCTTGGCCCATCTGCAGGCACGAGCCCGCTAACTGGGCGAGCATTTGCAGGTTCTGCTGCTTGTCCATCTTGCTGTTGAAACTCGACCGTACGCCGACCTTGAGCCGGCGGAACAGGCTGGTGCGGGTCATCGGCTCCGGCCCGCCGTAATTCTGCGTCAGCTCGCTCTGCCACAGCGGCGCGGCGATAGACTCAATCTCCGCGGACACGGCCTGCGCGGTGGGCAGCGCCCCCGTCATCATGACTTGCTGCTGCACGGTCTGCATGACCTGGGCGCCGGCGAGCTGCATCGCACGCTGCTTAGCCTGCTCAACGATGTTCGCGGCTTCAACCTCGTCGTAGATCGTCGGCCACACGGCGAACGCGCCGGCCATAAGCTGCACCTCGTCCCGGGACAGCTCCTGCAGCAGCTCCTCCGCGAGGCAGGCAAGGAAGTTTTCGATAGCCCGCTGGATGGTCTGCTTGCGGAACTGGGTGGCGATCTGGCTGCCGTTGGCCGCGACGCTGACCTCGGTGGCGAAATTCGCGCTCCCGGTCTGCCCGAGAGCCTGCACGGGCAGCGCACCCATCTGATCCAGGTCCTGCTCGTCCTTAACGGTGCTGAAGCTCTCTGGGTTGTAGGTGTACTCCCACCACTGCACCATATCATCGATCTTCTGCTGCGTCGTGCCGAAGTTGATGCCCCGCAGCTGGCCGGGCTTGATGTCCTGCAGCTTGACCATCTCCTTCTCGTCGACCCCACTGGCGCGGTTGTAGATACCGCGGGGCAGGCTCAGGAAGCGCGCCTTCTCCTCATCGCTGCGCTTGCGGTGGATGCGCGCCTGGATGTCGCGCTTCAGCTCGACGCTGCTGGCGCCGTACAGCTCGGTGGGGACGCGGTTCGGGGCGAGGAGGTAGAAGGGGTACCACTGCTCGCTGCGCTTCTGCGGGATGTGCTTATCGACGTAGTGGCCAAGCCCGCGGATGAGGACGTAGACGGTGCGATCGCGCTTGCACCATATCTCGCGAACGAGGTATTGGCAGGTGCGTGGGTCGCTCTGCGCCGAGGTCGAGGCCGAAGCGTTGAGCGGGGTTGCGCTGGACGTGTTCGCCTGTCGGTTGCGGCTCGCTTGGTTGCGCGAGTTCGGGTCCGTGCTGGTGCCATTCACCCCCCACGGCGTCGCCTCGGACAGCTCCTCGGGGAGGACGCCGTACGTCGCGCCGTCGCTCTCCACGCGGTAGGGGTACTGCTTGAGGATGGTTTCCCCGGTGAGGAGGGCGTCGTGGAACATCGCACTCGCGTCATAGATGTTCACGAGGTCGGTCGCGTCCTCCATGACGCCGAAGGCGTCCATGGGGAGCAACTGGAGGTCCGGCCCGAACCATCGCGTGATGCGCGCCCGCTCCTGGAGGGACCGCAGCCCCTGCAGCATCTGCTCGTACCGCGGGTCCGTGTCCGTGAAGTCCTTGCGGGCGTACTGCTCGATCAGGGTCTGCACCGCGGCGACGCCGTCGCTCTCGTCCTTGTCTGGGCTATTCGGGTTGAGGCTCGAAGACTGGTACTCGCGGCGGAACGTGCATTTCAGGATCGCCATCGGGTAGGTGTCGGAGTCCTGCGTCCAGGCTTGCAGCTTCTGCACCCACTTGGCTTCCTCAAGGAGCTGCTTCTGGCAGATGCGCAGCGTATCGCCCATCGCGATGAGATCGGGGGAGGTAGCGATGGTCGGATTGCCCATCATCGGGTCCTGCGCCGGGGGCTTGACCTGCTCCTTGGCCTCCCAGGTGAAGTCCAGGTCTTCGGGGACAGACATGGCCGTGATCTGCAGCGTGCCGCGGTAGATGTAGGGCGTCTGCACGCGGCGCAGCTCTTTACCGCCGGCCAGCTCTGACGCCGTCTGCCCGCGCTGCGGGTCGCGCGCGTTGAACCGCGCGGGGAATAGGCTCTTCTGCGCCTCGCGATACTCCCACAAAGCATTCTTCCGCTGGGTGAGGCTGTCCGTCTTACCGAACCAGTCTTTGACGGCTGCCAAGACGCAGGCCTTCACCTCAGGGCGCACTTCGGGGGCCGCCTCGGCCTGTGGTTCGGCGTTGCTCGTGTCGGGCGTGGTGAGGGCTGGGTCTTGGAGGGGCATGCTGACACTATGAAACGAAAACGCCCAAGGGGAAGCCTCGGGCGTTTTCGTCTTGTTGCTCGGCGGAAAGCTAGCCCAAGGTTTAATCCACGAGGTGGGCAGCCACCACCGTGGTCTGGCCGCCGGTCTGCGCGACGGTGGCGGTCATGAAGATCACCTGCGGGGCGCCGATGGTGACGTGCTCGAAGAAGTGCGTGCCAGTGGCGAGCACCTGCTGCGGAGCGGCGACGAAGTACTCGACAACCTCACTACCAGCCGGGATGCCGGTAGCGCCAGCCCAGGCGCCCGTAGCGCCCGCGTACAGCGTGATCACGCCGGCGGTGATGAGGAAGGTGTTCTCCGGAGCGGCGGCGGCGGTGCCGGCTGCGGGGGACGAGCTATGCCGCAGCAGGACGCCGTTGAGCACGACGAGATGCAGGTTGGTCACGATGCCGGCCGCGATGGTTGCGGGCTGGGTCGCCGTGGTCGCGGTGACGTTCAGCAGCGCAACGCCGCCGTTGACCGCCACGGCCGAGTTCGCGTTCTGCGCGATGACCGGGGACGTCCGCGCAATAGCGGACGAGCCGAAGCCGGCGGTGGCGCTGGAATCGCCGCTGAGGAAGGCGTTGCCTTGAACGGAGCCCGAGAGCGGATCCGGCAGGAAACAGCCATACAGGGTGACTTGGCCGTCGATAGCGCCGGCCGCGCCCGCGCCGATGGTGCGGTTGATGGACAGCGCGATGCGCTTGCGGGCGGCAGTGCGCTCCGATCCGGAGCCGAGGCCGCGGACGCTGGCGCCCAGGCCGATTTCGCCCAGGGCGACCGGCGGGGTCATGGCGGTGACCGCCAGCGCGGTGAGCGCGGTGACGATGGGGACGGGGGAGGCGTTGATGGGCATGGAGTCCTCAAATCTGGCGAGTAATCGCCTTGGAGCTCAGTGGATTGCCGAGCAGGTAGGCGTTTAGGCTATCACCAGCCGTCCGGATCGTCAACGGGCTGGCGCTGGCGCTCGATCTGCTTCCGCAAGCGCTCCTTGATGTCGTCCGACAGGAGTACCGCCGGGTCGGTCGGGTCGACGACGGGCGCTTCGCCGCGGGGTAACGTCTGGTAGTCGGTCGCCGCGTCGAACGCGGGGTCGAGTTGGTCATCGTGCGCGCCGAGCGGGAAGGATCGGTGCTCGGCTTCGAAGGCGGCGAACCACGGCGCCTCCTGGGGCGCGCACACCAGTCCGGCATTGAGCATGCCCTGGTACGGCATGCTCCGTTCCATCTTGTCCATGCGCCGCCCCGGCAGCGGCTCCAGGGTCATGAAGTGCCCAACAAGCGGCATCTGCACGGCCAGGACTGGCTGGAACACGTTCAGCAGCGCCCCGCGCTCGCCCTTGCTGAATCGCGGGCGCCACAAGCGGTGCATGTGCAGCAGGGTGCGCGCAACCTTGGTGTAGTCAGCCGTTTGCTCCCGCCAGAGGTCG